CGGGTGGTTAGCCCTACATTACGCTATAGGAAAATTCCTATGGCGTTCGTGTACACCTTTCTTCTCATAATGCCCGATGACCCTCTAATTACAGTAGGGTCACAAGGTCCTTCTGTCGACATTCCACTGTATGTGGAGTATGCCGGCATTAGGATGTCGCCAGGGAGAGGTTGCAAATCTCTCTTTGGTAACAGTGCGTATGTACGAAAGTACCCGAATTCCCATCCACGTCTACGATCATCTCTGGAGGTTAACAAAACCCAGCTACCAACTAAATGGCCATCGCCGAATTTGTCAGGCCCCCATAATCGCATTTTGCGATTGGTCCAGCGGAGACAAAGACGAGCTATTTCTAGCTCGCCCCGCCTCATAGCCCAATTGTGGAATGAGTACAGGACTTGTTCGCTCAGCTCCTTACGGAGGTAGAACGGACGAAGATCGCGACCAACGAAAAAGTCGGCTCCGCAAGATTCCCGAAAGGGACCGGAGCAAAAAGACTTCTGTGGATTTACATCAAAACCACAGTAGGAAAGGACCTTCACTGCTAGGTCGTAGCAGCAAGTGGGGATGACCAAGTCATCCCCATAGACGCCGATTAAAGCGTCGAATCCATAACCTAATTCGCCCATCTGTTTCATATAGGAGACGACACCACTCATTAAACCGAAGAATATTAAACTCTCCAGCTCAAAGGTATATCCATTTCCCATAGAGGAAAACTTCTCGAGTTCGAGAAGTACGCCTTCACATTCGACCAGCCCCGTCCGGCATTCGCTCAGACGGGTCGCCCAATCAAAGGGCAGCAAGCCAAATACAAGGCCGATACTAACAGTATCACTAGCCGATTTAAGATCGATCGTCGCGAGGTTACCCTCACGACTCCCAATCCCAGCTAGTTCCTGGTTTCTCGATTGGTCAAATAGATCAACTCCAAACTTCCGCAATCGCCTTTTAATTACAGACCCGTAACCCTTCTGAAGAAGGGAATTTAATACGGGCTCTATGCAAATCGGGCGGAAAGTCTTCGAGTTTTTTGGCACGAAGTGAAGTTTGCCGACAGAGACTTCAACCGGTACACTCACCACAGCCCAATCAAGGACTGTTTCGGAATGGATGAAATCCATTTCCAAGGGTGTGCCTACGGAATTAGTCCACAATGGCAACTCTGCTAGTAGTTGTCCAACAGTCGGTAAGAGCTCTTCGCTACACGCCATTCTGGTGGATAGCTTACGACGAGCGTTAGCATCTCTACCTTTGACGTTAGTTGTCGCTCCGGGTCCAAAGAAGAAATCCAATTCATCAAGCCCTGGGCAATCGCCAAGAACCTCCGAGATTTTTCGCGTAGCGTAGTGCAATACTGCGCTCACGTCCCTTGTGGGACACGGGAGGTTAAGACGATCGTTAGTGGCTCGACATTTCTCCTCTGCAGCAATAAAGGCCTTAACGGCCGCCCCTTTCTTATCATACCCAAGATCAAGAAACTCTTGCTTTTCAACAAGAGCCATAATCTGGCGGGCATAACAGTAATCGGAGTAGTCGTAACCCTTTTCGTAGTCAAGGCTAAACTCAACTACATCACGGAATTTCCCATCCTGAATCAGAGTATTTAACTCTGAAGACAGGGGGCCACCGGATGCTGCGAGAACCGAAGACATCTGCTTCACGAACAACAAGTGTTGCTCGATCGGCTTAGGAGCTGTCCAAGACATGTTGCCTCCTTATGGCAATCGTGTAAGGGTGTTATACCCAAACTTGGTGGATGGGTCCTAGTTAGGGACCACAAGGTTAGTAAAGAGTTGCGGGCCGGGTAGCGCGGAGTTCGTCCACGCAGACCCAGCAGCCGTATTGGCAAGAATGCCAGTAGCGGTGGTGCTTGAAGCACCCTGCAAAATACCAACCATCATCTTTTCGACATTGGCACGATCAGCCGTTGTGCTTCTTTCCGGGGCGAACATCGTGAAGATGCCCGTCACAGTATAAGCTACAGCTGGAGGCGCGACATAGCCGGCAGAAGTTCCAGAAGCTCCGAGAGTCTCCATAACGGGGACCTCCAACTTCGCGGAAATCTTCCAATCTCCAGACTTCATCTGCTCCGTTGACATGTGAAGACGTGGTTGTCCCGCAAGGGGTATACCAGCATCATTCGCACGCCAGTTGGGATGCGGAGTGTCCGAGACCGGAACAAGAGTCCACTCTTTGGGAGTGGCCGCGTCATCTTTGACAAGAATGTTTGTCATTGCAGGCATTGAAAGCCTTCCTTTTGGATTACATTAAGTGACTTAAAAGACGTAGCTGATTAAGCTACAGAAAGAGCTGATGTGCTAAAGACACCGCATTGGCAATGCGTTTACGTGTCATCGCCGTAATGGGATTAACGAACGTTGGAAGTTGGGCTGTTAAGCCTGACGACACTGTTCGCCGCACCCGTATGGTATGAGCGACCCGTTTAGTGCCAGCGTACCCCGGATTCAGTGACGTTCCATAAAAGGAATGATAACCTGAATAGATCGTGGTACAAAAGCGCCCTTTGAGACTTGGAATGATCGCCAAGTTCTCTAAGTACGTCCCGATGGGTAAAAACCAGTCGAAGACGAAGCTGAAGGGAGTAAGCTCCCAAGCAACTGACAAAGGATCGAGCAGTCCTAGGGTTCGAGAGAACGAAAGTTCTTCCTCGAGCTCGCAGACTATCTTACCATGTGCAAACAATACACACGGAGCAGTATACCCCCACGTAGGATTCGGAGAGCAAGAAGCATCTCCTACTTCCTTTCGCGAGAATTTGGCTACAATCCGGTTCTTCCTACCATTCGAGATTGCTTCAAAAGCCTTAGCGGCTTCGTAGCATGACCCGATAGCAGGGAGCCACCCGTATTGCATTTCCAGCCATCTAGCGCTGATGTCCTTACCTTTAAGGTTGCGACCAACGTTAGTGACTCCTAGCTCTCTAGCAGCCGCGGCAATGTTGCCACGCTTCAGGTAGAGTAAGGATCGCCCAAACGAACGGATCGTATTGGAACACATTCTCACAAGCTGATTAGCTTGTGCAAGGTCAACCGCCAGATTAAACTGGTGGCCCTTGATGCGCCCAACCAATTTAGACTGCAACCGGAACATGTCCGCATCAGTCCAAATATGGGTAACGGGGTGACAGTTAATGTTAACCACATTGGCCTGCTGGCCAAGTTGATCAGACACCTGCACGAGATCCATGGAATATGCATTCCACTTCTCCCGCCCATTAGACTCGTATTTTCCGTCTGGCCCTTCCCAGCTTTTGCGCGAATAAAAATTCGCGTTGCCTTGGGAGCCTTCGGTTATTACGCCGTTTGTCATACATGCCTCGAATGAGGTATCCTAATCTTAGGAGGTTTTGAAGCCCCTTTATCGACGTTGGATTTCAGGTGGTAATCGACTTTGGAAAAGTCGTATGGGAGAAGTTCCCACTGAGCGGATAGCCCTATCTTGCTACGAAACCCGCGGCGCTTCTCAAGATAGCTAAGCAAAAGCTTAGACAACCCGAGAAGTGATTCCACGAGTAACGTAACGAGTAAAACTGTTTTGCTCATAATTGCCCCTGAATTGATGTGCTCTTCCTGAAAAGGAGAGATGAGTCTGACAAG